TCATAAAGGCAAGTTGCAGATTTTATTTTATCAATCTGAGTAGAGTACGGAGTAAGAGTAGCTGTGCCGAGTTCGATATTTGACGAATCGTATTTAGTCGCCAAGGCGGTTTTATCTGCTTTCACAAGCAGAGCATTGTAAACCGTACCGCTTGTGAGGTAACACGGGCTGTTATTTTTTGGTTCGCTGTCGAACGGCATTGAATTGAGCTTTTGGGCAAGTTTTTGGTCTGTTCTTTCCTTCGTATATGCGTCCGTAATTCCGTACCCTGCAAGCGTTGTCGATTTATTGGCTTTACTTGCAAGATTTGCGTCGGTCGTATCAAACCTTGCTCCAAGCGAATTTTGACCGCCTCTTGCCGTGGCTATTTCGGTTTCAAGTGCAATTGCCCCGTCTGTTGCCCGTTCAATCCCCTCGTCCATATGGTTGAGGTTGTCGGCATTGAGGGGCGGAGCAGAGCCGTTCACAAAGACAATTTTATTGTATTTGTTCATTTTCTTTTACTTCCTTTCCTAATCGTTTTTCGCCCTTTGACGTGAGGGCAGTTATAAATCCGTCCATTTTCTTATTGAACACAAATGTTTCGATTGTCGGCAAATCTTCAAACGGAGTTTTAATTGTGTACTTATCGCCTGCCTCAAGCCACCAATACGAAAACAGCTTAATTTTTGTCGGGCGGTATTTATATACATCACCAAAAAAATTAACAGAATTATATTTTGTGCCGATATCACTTGCTGTTGTTCTGCACCTCATCAAAATGTTATCGGAAACATACCACGAAAAATCGTTACTGTTGCCATACAAATACGCTTTTTTATCAGCAAACTTAGCACTGTACATACGGATAGGCTCAAGTTCGTAATCTTCAAAGGATAAATCTTTGTACGAATCGATTGTTTCAACGGAAGATTGAGAATACAACCTTTTAAAACGCATTTTTCCGTCGGCATCTATAACGGCAAAGCTCAAAGTTAATTCTGCATAAGCTTGGATTAAATCTGACAAGGTAATGTCCTTTATAACCTTTTCCACGCAGGTATCATCAAATTTCAGCGGTACACTAAAGACAGATAAGCTCGGCGGTGAAACCCCTGTAATTGCATAATCTTTGGCAAATTCTGCGATTATTGAATAAAAGCTCTTAAAATTATCGTCTTTTTGATAGTGCGCATAACCATAAGCAAAGCTGCCGTCCTCGTTCTCTTTGCCTGCAAACCACAAAGACATATCCACCTTTGACATATCATAAAAAGCGTCATAGGCTGTGATTTTGACGATGTTACGCTGTTTTTTATCTCTTTGAGCCGACTGAATTTTACCGTAGAAAACAGGACATTCAACCGTTCCTGTTTCGGCAGGACAAATAAGAGTATTTGACGGGTACAAATCATCTGACGGATACAGCTCTGATTCAAGATATGTTGCCGTTATGATGACCTGTACCGTCTTTCCTATCAAAGCCGAGCAATCATAATCAATGAGTTTCACGCTCATTTCAGAGGCTATGCAACCGCCGAATTTCAATTCTTTTTCAACGATTTCATTTTCAAGCGAAAAGCTGTCAAGCACGATACTTTCACCTGTTATATCCTCAAAACTGCCGTCAGGAGAATGCAGGGCAACGGTGTTGTAAAGTGTGTTTGTTTTCAGCTTATCAGCAATTTCTTTAGATACAAGCATTTTTAAGAATCGCCCCTTAATACTCAATCAGCTCAACAGTAATCGGCTGATAGGTTATATCATTCTTTTCGGCATCCATTACGGTATATTCAATATCGGGAATATAAAAATAAGAGGTGTAATAGCTGTTCGTTTCATCGTTCCAATAAGTTACCCTGCACTTCCTCTGTAACTTATTCGCCATTGAGCGGTTGATAATCGACTGAAAATCAATCTTTTCGTCAAGATGAAGAATGCGAGTTGAAAACGAAATTTTTGTTTTGTAATTTGGCAGCGTTGCCCTTTGAAGCGTACCGTTCTGATCTCGTTCCGCAGAAGTTTCAAGTCGCTGATTCGGAGTTGATGAAAATGCGGTAATGTACTTATTCGGCATTATGTTGTTTCCGAATTTAAGCAAATAGCCGTTATAATTTGACATATCATTTCCCCCTTTATGCAAATGCGGATTTACCGTTGTGTCTGCGTCTGTAAAGCTCATCCTGTCTTATCATTTCTTCAAAAAGCGTTGAACCCTCAAGCTCGGCAGTAAATGAATAAGTGTTGCCGCCGTTATTGCGAAAGATAATGAACATTTCATAAATGCGTTTAAGCAGGTCAAGAATTTGTGTGAGAATCACTGTATCCTGACCGCCCGAATTGTCGAGCATACCCTGTAACTTGTTAAGAGGAGAAATAACCTCAGGGTTACCGCTGTTAGCGCCTGCGTTATCGCCGACAACCGCAAGTGTCGGAGCTTTAACAATACCGCCTTTTGCAAATTTTCGTGCCGGTGATTCCGTGGGTTCTTCAAATCTCGGAATGAGAGGCGGATTTTCAGGCATTGAAAAACTCCAATCCTGTCCAAAAGCCGCTCCGATAATACCGGCTATTCCGCCGATTGAATTAACAACGCCAGAAACAAAGTTATAAATACCTGTCCACAACGCATTTATGCCGTCAATGATTGCGTTTATAATGAACTTAAACACGGCGCAAATGCCGTCCCAAATGCCTTTGAAGAAGTCATAGATACCCTGCCATGCTTTGTTCCAATCGCCTGAGAAAACGCCTGTAATGAAGTCAATTAGACCGCCGAATGTTTTCTGTATAGAGGTAACCAACCCACCGATAAATGTAAACACATTATCAAACACTCTTTTTACGGCATTGAAAACATTCTGAAATATAGGTCCCCAAAAGCTGACAAGCCAGTTTACAAACGGTGACAGGAAGTTATTCCACACGGTTGAAACACAGTCTGCAACCTTGCCGAAGAAGTTTATTGCACCCTCAAAAACAGGCTTCAGCCAGTTTTCCCAAGCTGATTTTACGATTGCTACGATAAAATCCCACGCAGGCTTAATCCATTGATTGTAAACATTCATCAGGGTTGTGCCGATGTTGGTAAACATATTGCAGATATTCTGAAAAATCTGCTGTCCGTTGCCGTTCCACCATTCGCTGATAATTGTTCCGATATCTCCGAAAATCTGACCGATAAAGTCAAACACATCTGCAAACTGCAATTGTAAATTTTCAAGAAATTCTGTGATTGTTGCACCGTCATTTTCAGTCCATTCAACAAGGCTTTCGGTTGCGATTGAAAACGCACCCGAAACAACTTCGCCGACTGAACCCGCAAAGGTTGTAAGACCGCTTAAAAGATTGGAAATTGATTCTTCCATTTGAGGGCGAACATTGTCAATTGCATTGCCTGCAAGTGTACCGAAATTATCAAAAAAGATTGAAAGATTGTTATAGCCGTTTGTAAGATTGTTGCCTATGGTGTCTATAAAGCCGATAATCTTTTCCCTGTCTTTTGAAATCCACTTAGCAACACCGCCTGAAATGGTCTGAAACGACTTTCCGCCGATTGTCGCAACCGCTCCGAATGCAGAGCCGATTGCCCCGAGTTTTGCAGAACCGACCTTTTGCATTGTGCCGAATGCCTTTTGAACTATGGGAACAGCATTATCAAAAACGGTCTTGCAGTTCTTGCCTATAGCTGACCAATCAACCTTGTTAATACCTTTCTGTACATTCTCGACAAAGCCTTTGAATCCGCTTTTTTCGTATAGATTTTTGAATGCTCCCGAAAGGTTTTTGCTTGTGTCCTTGACAACATTCTTTGCAACAGCTCCGCCCGATGAACCGCCTGAAGAGCTTTTTGATGAGGAGGTGTCTAACTTTGAAGATGAGCTGTCAGAGCTTGAAAGCACATTCAGCTTATCAAAGCCCGCAACACTTCTCTTTGCTTTTTCGGAACTTTTCTGAACATTATCAAGTGACTTTGAACTGTCATCTGCCGTATCCGTAAGGCTTTTGGCAGAATCGGACGCAGATTTGATATTGCTTGCGGTGTTATTGCCTGTATCCCAGCCGAAGACCTTTGAAAGCGATTCAACCGCACCTTTGGCATATTCCGTTAAAGTCGCAAGTGCGGAACTCAACCGCTTTACAACCTGAGTTGCCACCTGAAGAATAGGCTGACCGACTACGGCAAGGAGCTGTTTCCAACTTTCTCTGAGGTTGCCTGTTACATTCTCCCAACCGTCTGCTTCACGGCTTGCCTGTCCCATAGCACCCGAAAGCTGATTAGCGTCCTTAACCATTTGCAAAAGCGTGAGCTGTTTCTGCGATTCCGACAAATCCATAAATGACTTGCCATACAGCTTATTAGCCGCCGCATTTCGTGTGGTTTCAGTACAGGACAAACCGAGTGCGGCATCATTTTCAAAGTTGCCTTTGAGAAACGATTTCAGGCTTTCTGCGGTGTCTTCAAGCGAACGGTCGTAATATGCGGCACTGTCGGCTGTTACCTGTAAAGCCTCCTGCATCATCCCCAAAGCACTTGAACTGTCCATACCCGTAGTTTTTGCAAAGGCATAAATGCTTGTGCCGACACCCTGTAATCGGGTTTCAAGAATACCGCTTTGATCGGCAACGCTCTGAATGGCTGATTCTGCCTGTGACTGCATTGTGCCGAAAGTCTGCTCAAACTGCGAATTTGCCGCATTGACTTCCGCAGCCGATTCAATGCACTGCTGACCGAACTCCTTGATTTTGGCAACGGAAAAGGCGGCAACCACAGCTGTACCGATTTTCTTAAACGAAGATGAAACCGAATTGCTTAACTGCTCACTGCTGCCTTTGATGTTTGAAAACTCTTTCTCGGTTTTCTGAGAAACGCCCTCCGAAACCTTTGAAAAGGACTGTTTCATATCCGTGCTTACATTTTCAAAATCTTTTGAAAGACTTGAAAATGCCGAATCAAACTTTTTTGTAATTGAATCGGAAATCTTATGCAATGTTTTGGAAATATCATCACCCGTAAGCCTGACATCAAGCTCAATTTCACCCGCCTTTGTCGCCATATTCACCACTTCCTTTCATTTTAGATTTTTTAAAAACAGGCATAAAAACAGCGCACACCGTTATGATGTACGCTAATAAAATTTTTGCAAAAGAACAGCCACCCCATTTGGAGTGGCTTTTTGTTTTATTTGTTGAGTTCGTAGTATTTGATGTCGATTTTCGGAAGTGACACATTGTTGCCCATTACGGTTTCATATGTATAGTCGCCGTCACAAGTTCCCCAGAATGTGATTACATCATCTTCAAGGAGTTTGTCCGCACCGTCAGGAATTTCTACAGTTGCGTAGATTGTATCAGTCCACAATGGTTCATCAAGATACTCATTTTCTTCTTTGGTTATATTGATTCTCAGGTCAACCGAATCGCCCCAGCCTTCCTGAACCTGAATAATCTGACCTTCAAACTTGTAGTCATTACCTTTGTACTTGTCAGGGTTTCTTGAAAGAGTTTTAAAGTCGACTGTTTTGCAACCGTCTTTAAATTCTTTTTCAACCTTCTTCGGGTCTTTAGTAGGCTTTTCTGTTGCAACTTCTTTTGTGGTCGGTGCTTCTGTCGCTTTTTCAGTTGTTTTTTCTGAACTCTGATTTGCAACAGTAGTTTCCTGCTTTGATTTGTTTGAACCGCTGTTACCGTTAATTGCACCGTTTACACCGCCAACAATCATAATAGCAACAACGATAATAACCCAAAAATACCAACGCTTGTAAATTTTCTTCTTCGCATTTACAGGATTTACGGTTGCCGAGGTTGAATCGTTTCCGCCAAAGCCTGCACCGCACTTGTCGCAAAATTTTGCATCGTCCTTTAATTCGTTTCCGCAATGTGGACATTTCATAAACATACACTCTCCTTAATAAATTTGTTAGTGTATGTTACATTTTATCACTATATATTAACATTGTCAAGAATTTTGTAGATACAGTGAAAATTATGTACAAATTTACAGATTGGCAAAAAAGTTTTGAAATTCTGCAAGAACGGTGTTCATATCTTCGTCTGAACAGTGCTTTACATTCCTTGACCGCCATTTGTTGCGGATTTTATGCTGTGACGAAGTAAAGTTTTTCAAGACCTCTTTGTCGGTTTCAAGGCGAATTTGAACCGTTCTTGCAAGCGGTGTTTCGGGTCCTAAGCCTTGCAGAAGTGAGCAGAACTCATTCCAACTCATTTTTGCAAAATCCTTTGAATAAATGCTGACCCCGTACTCCGAGCGAAAGCTCGACACGATTAAATCAAAGTCATCAATCAGGTCGTAGCCGGGGTCTGAGCTTCCCCCTCGTCAGTCAAATCGCCTGTTGCAATTTTGGCAGATTCGCTGATAAGGGCGTTGAAATCGTGCATATTCAGCTTTAACTTTTCAATCTTTTCTCTCTCGGATTCATCAAAAAGAAGATGATACATTTCGGTAACATCTTTACTTTTACCGTTGCCGTCCTCAAAAATTGCCGCAACTTTGAGCATTGACACTGCGTCATTGTTAATAACAAGTTCCGTGTCCTTTACCTTTACAATCGGCTTTTCCTCAAAATTAAGTTTGTCTGTAATATCAATTAGCTTTGACATAATTGTTCATTCCTTTCGTTTTTTAAGCGGCTGCTGTATATACCGGCTTGCCGTTTGACATAACTTCAAATTCAAGCGGAGCAACACCCGTACTTGCGCCTGCACCGTTAGATGTGACGGATACAACTGCATTTTTAAAGAGGACGGTTGCACCGTCGGGGAAAGTCCACATAAACGGAACTTCTACCTTTCTGCCGTTTTCAAATGCAAGGGCGGCAATCTGGTCATTGCCTGCGTCACCGATTGTACGCTTGCCCTTTACCGAAATTGTGATTGACTTTGCTGTCATAAGCCTTGACTTCCAGCCCTCGTTTTCAAAGGCTGTCCATTCCTCGACACCGTTGTCAAATGCAACAGAAAATTCTTCGCAGTTAGCAATATTTGTCGTGGCGGATTCTGTTCCTGCCTTGCCAACCGCAAACTGATTTTCATAGCACGGGAATACTCCCGATTCAACTTTTGCCATAAAATTACTTCCTTTCGTAATAAAATTTAACTTCAATGACCTGCTCATACACACCCTTGTCGTCTGTTCCCACATCAACGGGTTCTTCCGTGAGCAGTTCGATTATATAGATTTTGTGTTCCTTAATTTCAACATTTTTAATGTCGTAAAGCGTTTCGTAAAGTCTGCGTGCAAACTCCTCGGTTTCTCTTGCGTTGTCGGTGTAATGGATAAGCAAAGACACGCTTATTGTATCGTAGGTGCTTTCACCGCCGATTGCCCTTGTGGGTGTTCCCGACTGCTTTAATGAATACACACCGATGGACCTGTCCTGCTTGTTGTCAAGCTTGCCGATGTAATAATGCTCGGCTGAGGTAACGCTTTTGAGCCAATCTCTGATGTCCGATAAGTAAATCAAAGTCCTGTATTTCTCCTATATATTTTAGTGAATGTTTGACTGCAAAAATTCTGCCGTGTACCGCCCTCAAGCCACGGTGAGAACCATTTACCGCCGGCGGCAATGTTTTCCTTACGGCTGAAATTATACTCGGGATGAAAATACAACCGTCTTGCATACGGAGTATCTGACACAATTTTAACTATCCCCTTTGCACTTTGTGAATAATCAACAGCGGTACTATCGTCTTGAAGTATGCTTGTATCAAACGGCATTACCTGCTTGTTTTTCACCCGTGTAAGAAGTGCGTCACCTGTCTGTTCAAGAGCCTGTTGCTTTGCCCTATCAAGCTGTTTTACAACAGGCATATTGAGTTTGATTTTTGATGATACCGAAAATCCCATTAAATCACATCCAATTCCGTAAAATTAACTTTGCCGTCGGGGTTGCGGTGTTTTGTACCCTGTACGATGTTTCGTTTTACGCCGTCAAGGATTACAAAGCCACCGCTTAAAGTGGGGCTGTCGGGAGCAATGTCGCCGTCAAAAAGCAAGACAGCCGACACCTGAACAATTTTCTGCTCTTTGGTATAGACCGTCTTTGCCTTTGACTGCATATTACACAAGGCAGAGCCACCGTGCAGGGTTGCTGACGGGTACAAGCTGTCGGAGGGATACAGATTTTTGCATTCAAACACGGTCAGGGGTGCTCCGTCTTCGGTAACACCCTCACCGTAGATTGTGACCTCGACAGGAGTTTTGCAGAACTGCTTTTTTACAAGTGACGGAAATTTCACGGTTTTCACGCACCTTTCAGATTGCAGGATAACAAAGTCCTGTTGATTTTAGCAACGCATAGAGGTCGGCAGGAATTGCCACTCCGCTGATACACATTAAGTTCCAGCTTACGCCAAATTCCATTGATGTGCCGTTGATTGAATAGCTTTTCAGGTAGGAAGAAATCATATCGGCATTTTCTTCTTCAAAAGCAGTAAGTCTGCTATGCACTCTGCCGATGATTCTCTTCTGCATTTCCGAAAGTTTTTCAAAATCAATGCGGTTAAAAGTCAGAACATCAATGTGTTCGGCAGAGATAATACTGTTTTCATCTCCGCCCTGATGTTCAATGTAATCAGCATACATTACGCAACCGCCGTTGTGTCAACATCGGCATAAATGCTGTCAATTTTGCCGTCCTTGCCGTTCGGGAATACGAATGTGTCGGAAAGTGAACGGTTCTGATAGAGCCAGCCGTCACCCTCTGTGTGTGAGCCGGGAGCAAAGAAGTAAATGCTTGAAATCTTCGGAACAGTCTTGCAGGTTTCACCGCAAGCAACAAGAACATTGATTTTGTGAGCGCCTGTTGCAGGCTCAAAACCGCCGTCATCGGGGTTAAAGTTGAAGTTATCGTAGAAACGCTCATCGTCAATAACCTCGATGATAGGGCAACCGTCAATCTCGGTCACTCTTGTTTCAATGCCGATACCGCCCTCTGCAATCTGTGTAAGCTCAATCTTACGAGTGAACTCTGTTGACTGTTCAAGGCAGTCCATAATGTGAGATGTCACATAGGCAACAAGTGTGCCTCTTGCCTTGTATCTGCGGAGCTTGCCGGCAGAAAGAATTGTTTTGAGCTTTGAATAAGCGTTCTCCTTAGTCCACTCCGATGTCTTTGTTGAAGAATGATATCCGTCTGTTGCCTGAGCCTTTGTCGCAACCTTTGAAAAGAAAAGTGCGTCTGTTTCGGGAGCAACCTGTGTCTGTTCAAATGTCTTTGAAATGTTCTCAACGCTTGCAGTCGAATTTGTTTCATCAACATCTGCCTTATCCACAAGGAACTCAATATCTCTGTCGTGCTCGCAAGTGAAAGGAACATCTGTCTGTGTATATTTGCCTTTGTTCCAACCGCCGTTGCGATTGTGGTTCTTAAAGCCTGATGTGCTCATCTGTGTGAAGTGGAAAGTTCTTGCGCCAACCCACTTTACATTTGAAGTGATGAATGGTGATGTAAGTGTGCCCTGAACAAGAATTTCGAGCAGATCAGGGCTGAACTGCTCGGCATAGTTATTTGTGTTTGCCATGATTTTTTCAATCCTTTCTTTGGTTAAATATTAAATCTGTTCCATTTTTTGGTAGGAACATTTGCCTTTGGTTTTGTACCGTCCGATGTACCGTTGCCGTCACCGCCGATTTTCTTAACTCCTGTGCCGTTCTCGGCTGGTTCGCCCTTGAGTGCGGGAATATCGTCAAGCACCTTTTTAACAGCCTCTGTCAGCTTTTCCGCATTGACCTTGCCGTCTGTCACAGCCTTTGAAAAGTCTGCAATTTTAAGCACATACGGAACGGTTGCAAAGTCAACGCCCTGTTTTACGGCTTCGAGGGTTGCCGATTGGTTGACTTCTGCCGTGAGCTTTGCGTTGTTTGCAGATTCAACTTCCGACTGCATTTTTGCAAAGTCGGGAGTGTTCTCGGCTTTCTGCTTTTTAAAAGCACCGATAGCCTCTTTCATCTCATCGGCTGACAATCCCTGTTCCTTAAAATATGACTTCAAAACGGTGTCCTCTGTCACGCTCTGTTTGCCTGTAATAAGGCTTGCGAGCTTGTCGTAATCAAAGGCAGGAGCGTTCCCCTGCGGTGTTCCCTGCGGTGCAGGTGTCGGTTCATTGGGAGTTGGTGTTGGATTTGGTTCTGCCATTTTTTTCATATCCTTTCAGTTTTTCGGGTGTCTCCCGTAATCAGTTTATAGAGTGTCTCTCTGTTTCAGTTTTGCACGGTGTCTCCCGTAGTTTAATGTCTTCGGACAATAAAAAAGCACCTTACATATTCGTAAAGTGCTTAATCCGCTTTTTCTGTTTTTTCTGTTTTAACTGCTTTGGTTCTCGGCTTTTTGGGAGCGTCAGACTTGACCTCTTCTGCAAAACCGCCGTCAATGAGTTCCTTTGCTCTCTGCTCTGAGCATTCAAAAACTTCATTCACAGGTCGGGTTACATAACCGTTCTGCCTGTCGTTAAATGCTGTTGTTACTCTGATTTTCATTCTGTCACCACCTTTTCAATATTTTAAACTGGTCGATTTCGACCGGTTTAAATGCAATAAAAAAGCACTCTGATTTCTCAAAGTGCTGATTTGATGTATTAAGTTTTGCTTTGGCAAGTTACAGGCAAGTTAAGCAATGCCGTGAACAAGCCGTTTTTCTTGCTCTGAACATATTCTCGGCAAGTTAAACAACAAAACCGCCCTTTTTACGGAGCGGTTAGATTATGCCACTATCTTTTAGATATTGCATTTTTTGTTTCTCTCTAAGCTTACTGTAAAGTGCTTCAGCATCTTTAGCTTCTTGTGGAGCATCTTCACGCAAAGTGACATTTAAACCATTTGTTACAAGGTACGGCTTAAACGCATTCCATAGAGATTTTTGTTCTTCAGTTTGTATCAATCTCATACCATCATCACCCTAAAAGTTTGCTGACTCTGTACTCGTTATACACTTCATCCATAGCTTTATCTTTTAAGCATTCAAAAGCATACTCACTTATATCCTCTATATTATAACCGTTATTTATCAATTTTTCAACCTTTGGAGCATAAATTTTATTAAGGTAATCGCAATATTCAAAATAATCGTTAATACTTCCGAATTTTGCTCTGTAATTTTTAGCGTCTTGCCAATGAATCAGTTCGTGCAGAATTGTACTCAATCTGTCTTGCGGACAAGCCAAGTTTTCTTGTAAGCCTGACAAATCACTTGTTGAAAAGTATGCTGAATTGACATTTAGAACATTTTGCATTGGCATATATGAAGCAATAGCATTTACTCGCATTTCTTCGGGAGTGACAATACAAATTTCAGGCTTTCCGCTTGTTTCAACCTCTCCGAGCATATCAAACGCTTTTCTCACTTGCATATCAAAATTATGAAGTTCTTTTCGTTTTAGCTTTACCTTATCTGAAATATAAACATTATCACACAATGTATTTGCCTTGTGGGTATCAATTGTAATTGTTTCGCCCTCAATTTTGCGTTCAAAAGTTTTTGATATATCTTCCTTAAAAACAGGTCTGTAATATTTTTGTTCATCAGTCTTCAAAGAAAATTGTTTCGCCTTTTCTTCAAGTATATTCGCCCTATCGTGCCACTCATCGGCTCGGGTTTGGACAATGCGTTTATTGTCCTTATCAAGACTGTATTCGGCACGGCGGTCAAAGCGTTCTGCCTGTCGCTGTGCATACTGCTGTTTTTCCTCAATTCCTCGCTGACGGTCAAGCTCTTTGATTTCATCTTCAGACAACGGTGCGTCCAAATCATCAAGTTCGGGATAATATGTACTTGTGCTGTCCTTACATCTCGGATGAAACAAACCGTTCTTGATTGCGGTTGAGAGAAGCGGATAGTTTCCGTCTGACTTTTTGCCGTTTGAATACACATCGTCAATAAACACCTTGCCGATATATTTTGCACAATCGGGGCAACCGCCCTGTCTTGAGTTCACAACAACGAGGGATACTCCCCATTCGGCTCGCTTTTCGCCCTCACCACGCAGATAGGCTCTTTTGTTGGCTGTTTTAACCGCCATATCCGCATAATCCGAGAGCGTATGCCTTGCACCGTTTTTGTATTCCACACAATTAAGACCTGCGTTGAGCATATCTTTGCAAGCTATATCAACGGCTTTTTCGTATGTAACCGCACCCGTGTTCATTGCAACCTGTGCGTTAAAAATCGCCTTGCGGTACTTGTCGTTGCTCATACGCAAAACCGCCGTTTCTGCCCTCTTTAAATCGTCTGTGGTCGATTTTATGAGTGCGTCAAGTTTACGGTCATTCATCTTAAAAAACTCGGCTGTGCTGTGTGCTGACGGCTTTTTCGGGGCTTTGAAACCGTCCTTGACAGCTTCAAGAATTTCTGCCTCCTGACTTGCATTTCCGTCAGCTTTGGCGGTGCGAATCATTTCTTCAACCTTGCCGTTAATGGTTTTGAAACGCTTGCCGAATTTCTTTGCGTTGTGCTTACGGTACTCTTCAAGACTTTTGAGCTGTTCAGCCTGCCATTGTGTCCAACAAAAATTATTTTTATCTTCTTCAACTCTATGATTTTTAAAATTTCTTATCATTGATGATATTAGTTCATTTTCAATTTTTTCGAATGCTTTTGAAATATCATAGTCCATTAATAATATCCGTTTCACCTATCGAATAACAAGAAAGAAGAGGCTGTCACAAATTAACTGCCTCTTCTTTCTTGTTTAATTATATTTCCAAATAAAGCCATATGCGGTTTTTGTTTTTCCTCTACAACATTTTACGATATGACTTTTATCTATTCCCAATGTTTCGCCCGCAACAGTTACACTATCCCACACCCTTAATAGATTTCCGAATTTATCATATTGTTTAACACTCTTATTTTGTTTCTCTAATTTTGTTCCGTAATGGTTATTGTATAAACTGGTACACCACTCAAGATTATTCACATTATTATTTTCTTTATTTTCGTCCTTATGATTTACTTGTGGATAGTTATTAGGGTTAGGAATAAATGCTTTTGCAACCAATCTATGTGCTTTGTATGATGTATACTTACCAGTTAATGGATTTTTGATACTGGTAACTAAGTAACCATCTTTATCTTTTTGCCATTTAAGAATTTTATTGCTTTCCCATTCAGTAAATTGATTTCTATATTTTTTTGTTCTTTTCAAACGACCTAAATTACTGATTTGATAATCTCCATTTAGTTCTTCAATATCTTTCCAAATTTCGTTATCCATATCATTTAGCCGCCTTTCTTATTTCAGCTTTTGCGGATTTTATGCCTTGGGCATAGCCGAATACGAATGCATCACAAATCATATCAAATACATTTGAATTGGTACGATAAATCTCATTGACATTATCGCAGCCCATATCGTAGTATGGATTAACAGTGCCACGAACACTTTCGATTACCTTTTTTACACTCTTTACACAAGCCATAATAAAAACTCCTATCAATTGTTTTGTTTGACAGAAGTAATCTTAAATGATATAATAGATTTCAGATAGAGATACTTCTGTCGGTTTTTTTAGAGTGTTGCAAACTTTGGTCGGTGGGCAACACTCTATTTCTTTTTATCAATTTCAGCTTTAACTAAGGCAATACCTTTATGTACTACATCTGACTTAGTAATATTAAGACTTTTAGCACATTCTTCAAGGGTATTATATGTATCAGCTGATAATCTGATTTCAAACCTTTTATCACGCTTATCTTGCGTAGGTCTGCCTTTAGGACACATTCTTTACACCTGCCTTATTTTGTCCGTACATATATAATATATTATGTACGGACATTTGTCAAGGTTTAATTAGAAAAATTTTTAAAATCAAGTCCTGCCACATCGTCAAGCTCCGATTTTTCTTCTTCGCCTGCGATGCCCTGTTCTTCCTTAATTCTCTGCACCTCTTCGGCTTTCCAATCCTCCGACTTGCTGTCGCCGTAAAGCTCGTCAACCGAGGTTTCAACTGACATCAAACCGCCCTGTCTTGCTTTTGACACGGTTTCAACCTGACTTTCAAAGCTCGGATTTGCATATTCGCCGAAGTTTACGGATACTTCCAAGCCCTCAACAATACCCTTGCCGTTAAGTTCACCGTCTGCATTGAGTACAACTGCAACAAGGCTTTGAAGTGCGTTCTGCGTAATTTTCACAAGGTTCTGCCTTGTGTAAAGGGTTGTCTTTTCCTTTTCACGCTGAGCGTCTGCATTATCAAGTTTCTTCGTATCAATGCCGAGAGTTGACGGCGATATAATACCTTGCAAACAGAGGTCGAGGGCAGTAATGTATGAACTCAAATAGCTTTCGTGCTGAATCTGCGGACTTTCGGTGTAAATCCTGTTGCCGTTGCCGTTTTCAGACATATCGTTGCCCACGGTGATAAATCGGTTGTCAAACGGATTTGGCGATATTGGCTGACAGGTTTCGGGATTTCTCGGAACAAGGCAACCAGGCACATACTGCTTTGTTCGGCAGGCTCTGAGTGCGTCCATCCACTGTGACCACACTTCATCAAGGCTGTCGAAAGCGTCTGTTTTTATGCCGATAATGCCCGCACCTCTGCCCTTGTGGCACGATTTGCCGTAAAGGACAGGTACAGCCCACATATATGATTCGTCAAATGTAACGCCCTTTGAATCAATCCACGAAAGAGCGTCAACCGTGTGCAGGTCAATCTCTTTGCCGTTGTCATCGTACAAAGCATAGTGAATATAGCCGTAACCGTATGTTTCTTCAAAACGGTAACGGCGGTGTTTTTGCGTGTAATCGGTGTAAAACTTAACCTCTCGGATTCTGCCGCGCACATATGTAAAGTCGATGTTTTCGGCAGGATACCATTCAACAATCGGCACATCTGATACAGCCGTGTCAAAGCTGACCTTAAAAGCACCGTCACCGACAACACATAGCTCCCGGAGCATTTGCTTAACCGTGTCGGACAGCTTGTTCTGCTTTTCAATGTCTTCCCAACGCTCTGCATAAGCGGTTGAATTTTTACTTGTAACATCTGTGCCGTTGTAGTCGGCAATTACGATATTCACAAGCGTTTCGCAGATGAGTGCCGGCAAGCCCGTGTGTATTTTACGGATTTCAAGCCCCTTTGTGCTTTTTGCCGCCCAAAACATAGTTTTGTTTGTATCAATCTGCCTGTACAGCTCCGCAAGCTGTCTGCTGTTGCCCCAATACCAAATGCGATTGATAAAGCACTCGGTCAGATGATTGCTTGTTTCGGTAACGGTAATTGTTTTGTCGCTTGCAGGAGTAATCTGCAAAAAGTTTTTAATTCCCGATCTGATAGATTCAGCCATTCTGTTAATCAGCCCCATTTATTTCACTTCCAATAATATTTTTAAACGGCAGCCACGCATATTGACCGCTGTTAATGCAATGGTCGTGACCGTCCTCGGGTGTGTTGTCTTTATCCTCTCGCCAGCTGTAAATTTCAAACTCGGCAATCGTGTTTTTACAATGTTCAAGCACAAAATAACAGTCGGTGGCAAGCCAGCCGAGTACAAGATTGATTCGGTCGATAATCTTCGTTTTCTTCCATGCATTTGCAAAGTCATAGACACAGCCGTGCTGTCGCTTATACTTTTGAAATTCGGTAATAGTCGCTTGGTCGGCGCTGTCAATAAAAGCCGTGCGTGCAAAGCCCCATTCATCACGGTTGCGGTCAAGAAAATCAATAAAATTCTTCACCGTGTCACTCGGGGCAATAGGTGTTTGCATTTCAGCGTTGTTATAAACTCTTTCATCAAGCTGAACACACGTGCCGTGATTGGTAATGCCGTAAAATGTCATTGCGATAGTGTCAGGCGACTTCTGCGAATAGGCGGTATCAAGACCTGCGGTGAACTGAACAAAGTGTTCCGACTTGCGGTTACAGTTCAAAAACTTTCCTGCCCACTCTTTTGATTTGATGTGTCTTGCCCTCTCAAAATTCGGAAACACAAGCCCTGTTGCTCTGCCTCGCAAACCTAAGATTTTATTTTTATAGAGCTTTGTACCTTTCGGTGCAGAGTTCTTTTTCTTTTCAATCTGTTCGGGTGTAAGACTTAAATTGTCGGCAAAAGAAAAGAACCAATACCGCCAATTCGGTACAGGTTCTTCGGTAAGCTCCGCCGTAATCTCGGGAGGAACATCGTTTTCATATTTTTTAAAAGGACGGGAGCGGTTGACAAACTCCTTATACACAGGCAGGCTCGGATCATCGGGATTCAGCGTTGCAAGCATATAGTCATTACGGGTTGACATCTCTCGGATAAACTCGATATCAGCGGTGTTGATTTCGTCAATATAAACGCACCCAAACTGCGCACCGAGAACCATTTCCCACTTATCCCGACTGCTGTAACCGAGAATATAGATAATTTTGCCCTCAAACTTGATATGCGGCAGCTTGTAATCCTTGTCGCCGTTACCACAATAGACAGCGTTGCGGTGCAAGTCGAGAATACCGTTGTCCTGTTGAATTATAGTTTCCTCAGCCTTGCCCGTAGTTTTGGCGGCAATTGCGTGAAGCTTCTTCGGCGACTGCGACACCATTCGCATAAATTTGACGCCTGCTCCGACTGTTGTTTTTCCTGAGGCTGTAGTGCCTTCAAGAAATTCAGCCGACACATTTGTTGTGTTGATAAAGTCGATATACTTTTGTGACAACGGGAATTTGTTACTCACTCAGTCCCTCACCACCCAACTGTCTGAACACATCGGATAGCTTTTCGGACTGCTCAACCTTTGCGTCAACATTAAGTTTATCCTTGAAAAGGCTATATACTTTACCTAACAACTCTGCCGCTTTGTTTGCGTCGGATATTCTTGTTGGTATCGTTACTATCTCCGGCACTTCGCTTTTAATTGTATGTTTTCGTATTGTACCATTTTCATCAGGTTTGTATGTTGACTCTTCCTGACTGACTGTTACAACAACGCTTTCTTTCTTTTCACGTCTCATAACTGCAGTAAGGTATTTCAGAACCTCATCTTGCTGAGCAATTAGTTTTGATTCTTTTTCAGATAATCTTTTGTCTATATACTCCCTTATGTTGGGTTTTGCCAAGTTTTCACTTGCTATATTATTTGCGTTCTTTTTTGAATATCCTGCCCTTATTGCGGCTTGTGTTGCATTAAGGTCAACTAAATATTCATCGCAAAATCTTTGTTGCTTAGCTGTTAGCATAGCCATAATACAACACCGCCTTTCGCACTAACACAAAACCGCCCTCGGGTGAGGGCGGTCTGTGTACCAAAATTTATTTAAGGAGGGCATAAATGCCAAGTTGTAATCATTTTCCGAATCTTTCAGTTTACATTATATCACCCTGAAACCGAAAAACCGAACAACTTTTACCAGTGGTGGCGGTTGCACATAATTCTTATGTTGTCAGGGGTATTGATTCCGCCTGTATCAACTGCAATCTTCGCCCAGCTGTATTTTAAACCGAGGTGCATAAACAGGCAGTTTTCTACAAAAACATCCCGTGAGAGGCTGTTCAGGGCTGAATTTCGGCGAATTTCAAGGTTTTGGATATCCCTTTGAATATCTGCAATCTGCACAACCGCATTACCTACCCTGTCGGAAGTCTGACCTGACGGAACGATTCGTTCACCCAGTGTCACCGCCGTGTTGTCCGCCTCAGCCTGCAACCGTGCAATCTTCGCCCTCAACCGTGAAATCTCTCGGTTAATTTCCTTAATCTCTTTAGCCGTCAATCCATATCTACCTCACTTTCAAGCCAATGTTTCGTGCAGTCAATGCAACTGCCATTGAATCGCTTTTCCATAGGGCAGCCGACATACGGAGTTCCATACGGGCAGTCGAAAAAATTCATACAACTCCGAGCCATTTCGTCAATTGACATCTGTTTGATTTTTTCAAAGTTTGTCATTCTTAACTTTTCATAGCAACTGATTCTCTGGATGTGCGATACTCTGAATGCAGTATTTTTAACCACTTTATTATTTACATCAGTGCAAAAATAAAAATTAACTGGTATTGATAAATTAGGGTTGTTTTCAAAGGCTTTTTCACCCGTCTTATGTAAAGTGCCCTCAATTACAGTGTTATCCAAAAGAGTAATTGTCACACATTTGCCTAAATACCTTTCAAGTTCATTTCTTGTCATTGCTTTCACTCCTTATCCATTTTCGCACCACAAAACGGACAATATGGATACAATCTATGCTTTATCATAATGATATGTTTATGGCAGTTTTGGCAAATAAACCAAGTACATCCGCAAATATCTTTTTCAAATATCCATTTTCCGTGTTTAATCTCTTGCATTTCACACACGGTTGCTTCGTTAGGTTTGCTTCCGTCAACTTCAATAATGCGTTTTACATTTTCGGCATTTCGCTTTGAATTGAAATACAAAGTAAAATTGCTACCATTATAATCGGGTATATCCAATGCATAGTCACCACAAAAATCACGGATTTTTAATTCTTTTTCAATCATTGTTTTCACGCTCTTTCGGCAATAACATGCAAGCCTTTGTAACAATCATCACATATCTGTATTTTAATTTTTCTCTTGATTTTAAGAGGAATTGCAATCCCGATAAGGTTAAGGCAATCAATATCAACCCCTACATAGAATTCCTTCATTTCAACTTTGTACGGATCTGCGATAACTTTGTTACAACTATCACACTGATAGAATCTCATCGCTCTTCACCGTCCTCAATAGGCTGATTCCAACATTTAATACAGTTATCGTCACAATCATCTATGTCCGTCAGTCCTAACGTATGTGGACATACACCTTTAGGTGCTCCGTCATCGTCAAGCGGAGCATTCGGATAGTTCTTCAAGAACTCGCTTAAATAAGTCCTCTGCGGATGTGCATCGCTCCACTCCTGTACAGCCTTAACCGCCTTTTTGGAATAATTCATTTCAAAACCTGTACATGATAGCCCTTTATTGTTATTTACGCTACATAAAGGACAGTTAGAACAGCCAAGTTTACATAGCCTATTCTCTGCTCTTTTCGTCATTCTTCGTTTTTCAGCGAAATAATTTTCGGTTTTCGTACAATCAATCATTTTCTTCGTCTCCTTCAAAATTAACAACTTTTCCGTTGTCGGTGTAATCTCGTTTGTCAAATTCAAGTTTCAGCTTGTCATTGATCTCTTTGTCCTTGACTTTCTGATATTCCCTGTCTGCAAGGCGGTTAATTTCTGCCATAGCCTCCTTTTTCAGCTTAACGGGTATTCTCGCTTTCAATGCTTTCTCTCCTTTCGTCAATCTTATCAAGTGTAGTTACAATCAACGAGCTTTTGGCTTTGGTGTCCATAAGCTCTGCCTGATAGTAAAACCGACCCGTTGTATTCCGCCTGATGATACAGCCTTTCAGAATGTATTCTGCTCCATTGTACAGCACAACTCTTTCAAGGTTGCGTTTAACTTCCGAGATATTCACAGTTCTTCCACCTTGATGTAAATACCCGAAACCTCTGCCCAAAACTTTTCACATATCTCACTTGCAACAAGTGCGTCATCAGACCAAAAGCCGAGAGCGGTCATACAGTCTTTTAGCATTTTTTGCAGATTGTCCGTGTCAGGTTTTGTTATACGATATTCGCCGTCCTGATGTTTACCGCGAGGGAAGCACCACTTTGTTATCAACCTGACACCCGACTTGTACGGGTCTGACGGTTTAAACTTTGCTAAATGTGACGTGAGTTTTTCTCTTGCCTGTTTCACCTCGGGCGGATTGTAAAAAACAGGTTTGCCGTTTTTTACCATAACCTTATGTTCCTGTGCAGTTACGGTCGGCGGTATCATCGCCATAAAAAATTCCATTTTTAACATTTCACTCCTTTAAAGCATTAAAGCTACTTTTAATTTTTGAATTTTGCTTTTAGTCACAGGTCAGGGGAAGGAGTTGTTGTGCGTAAGCTTCGCACAACTACTTCACCCCTGTGACCTTAGGGAACGGACACGTTTATATATACGTAGTATATATACTTTTTCTTTCCCTCGGAAAATCTCGAGAAAAAAGTCATTTTCCGTCATTTTTGGAAAGGGAATTTATCGGGAAATTTTCCCTATTTTCCCTCACGGAAAGGGAAATTCTCGATAAAATTTTCCTTCCAAATTTGACGGAAAGGGAAAATTTATTCGACTTTTTCCTTTTCCTTTAATCCTGTTTTACCGCCGTCAATCCAAAAGCCGCCATGTTCTTTTATGTAATTTCGGATTGTTTTTTCGCCGACACCAAGATATGTAGCCATGTCATTTATATCTGCCTGACCGTTATTCTCTTCTGCCACCATTTGGAACAGCGTACAGCATTGAAAGTTCAGGATGTATTTTCATTTGCACACATTTATCCGCCCATTTAATGAGTTTACATTGCTCCTGTGCTTCAGACATCATTTTCATTTCCTCTCGTAAAACGGTAATTCTTATTTTTATCGGCTTTAATAAAAATTTTCGGATTAGCCATTTCTGAAATTCTACTGCCTAAAGCCTCATCAATCTGCGAAATCTGTTCAAGTGATAATTCAGATGTTATGACAGTCGGCAATCCTTCATTGTATCTGTAATTGATAATCTTAAATGTAGCATTGACATCAGCTGTTGAGACAAAATCGCCCCTGCGAGTTTTAAAGAAATCATCAATGTAAAGAATTTCCGCTTGCTTATATGAATTTATGAGAGCTTCATACACCTCTAAATTACTCGATGCCTGCTTGATTTTGGTAATATCATCCTGCCAAAGCATATATTTAGGTGCTTTGCCCTTTTTGAGTAATGCTCCGACAATAGCCGTACATATATGTGTCTTTCCACAACCGGGCTGACCGCCGAAGAAGAACCAATCGGAGCATTTGTCAATGTACTCATATGCTTTATCTTTCACATATTTCTGCCAATCTGAGGTTGTCTTGTAACTTTCAAAAGTATATCGTTTAAGAAGTTTTTGAAGACCGCTGTTCTGCATTCTGTGAAGTTCATCTCGAATTTTCATACAATCACATTTGCAAGCAACCACATCATATGTAACCTGCCCGAAAGGCGTTTCGCCTGCCTTTACACGGTAAATATAGCCTCGGTTCATACATTTCTCGCACTCATAGCCAATGAGCTTACCGGGTGTTGAGTTAAACACTTTCTCTTCTTGTTCGGCTCTTTCTCTCGGAGTGAGTTCTTTAGAAGACTTTCTCGCCCGTTGGATAATTTCCTCCGCTCGCTGTGGTGACATTATTCTTGACATTATCGCTTGGATTGAATCCATATCCTACACCTCCTCTGTCTTGAACCTTATTAAGCCATTTAGTAATGAACCCTTTAATGCCGGTTCTTGTTTTTCTCCTGCTCGGATTAGCTTCGAGCCACCCCAACATCGAACGCAATTGTTGTTCTACATCAACAGCAGGATACAAAATTTTGTAGTGCTGAACATCAGATTTTGAAACTGAATAATTACTCTTATCGTTCAAAGGTAATGTAATAAAAATATTTTCACCGGCGGTGTCGGCTGCATTTGCAGACGGCATCGCATAATAATTATTTCTATTTACTTTACTTTCCTTTACTTTACTTTTCTTTGTGTCGTTCTCGGAGAGATTATGTTCATTCTCGGAGAGATTATGCTCATTTTCAGGTATAACTATATAAGCCTTTGTTTCTTCCGTTTTCAAAAGCCAATATAATCTATTTATTGTGCGACCTCGCACGGAGCGTTTTTCGATAGCGTACATATATCGTTCTTGCATCATTTTGTTGGTCAGTATGCTCTCCCTATCAAACAGCCCGTTATCAAACAGCCCAATTCGTAAGCAAAGCTTAACTACCTGATTTACCGTATCTGATTTAATTCCACCGCTCATTCGTTTCGCTATCGTGGCAGCACTGGTTTCTTCTCGCCACTCATAATAGTAACCATTTGTTGCATAAGCTTTGGTACAAATCCAAAAAAATACTCCAAAGCCGTCCCAACCCTGTGCATCAATAAGCACATCAAATCTCTCATCATCATCGAACAAGTGAACATCCCAAGCCGCAAAGTCAAGCCCTCGCTTTGGTTGTCCAGCCATTCACTGTATCACCTCTTTCTTTTTGTATTAAGTTTCAGCTTTGTACAAAGATATTCATCAAGCTCTATACCGTAGATTTTGTACTTATCAAACAGCTCTTTTTCGTGCCGATGTGCTTCATCGTGGTGCTTTCTGCAAAGGCATATAGCTTTTAATCCTATATGTACAATCTGTTCCCTATCTCGCCCCATACCAATTCTGTCAACATGATGAACTTCACCTGGTGCATTGCATATTGCACACTTACGATTTTCAAGACAACTGTACAAGTATCTGCCTATATCATCTGTAACATTAAGCAGAGTATCTCTTGTTCCGATATTTTGGTAGAAACAAAAATCTATCAGATAGCTTATGAAATCTCTTGCTACGCTTTTTTCGCAATCAGACAGCGAAAAGTATTCAATGCCAAATTCACCGCAAAAATTAAACTTGAAATATTCTTTAATCCATTCGGGATTATCTCCGCACCAAAATGCTATATCTCTGATGATTGCGTATATTTTTCTTCGCTGTTCGGCAGAAATCGTGCGTCCGTCAACAATTCTGAGTTCAATTTCATGTACTTGTTTCTGTGCAAGTTCTCTGCCGATACGCTCATGCGGTCTTACTATTAAGTTATATCCGTCATAAGATACTATGTTCGCTGATGTAATCATACTAAGTCCTCGTGTTGGTGCATATAAACGAAGAAACTGTTATTACCCATATTTTGATACAACCATTCATCGCACTTTTCTTTGCTCAAATGTGTACGAAGAACTCTATCTTCGTACACATATTGACCTTTCAATCGTTTATCTTTTATTCGATTAAGTAATTCTGTTTTTGAGTAGTTAGCTTCTACAAGATACAAATCGTAGTTCTTAGCTGTTATATGAGCGATTTCCGATGTATCAGTTGCGTATATAACTTTATATATCCCCTGTTGAGTGTTGAAGTGTAACTTCCAGCCGATATTAGGAACATCATGCCGAAGTGGTACTGCTGAAAAAGTAATATTGCTGATTGAGTACCATTTATCCTGAGCGACTATGAAAGAATTGTATTGAAAGGAGGTATCACCTAATAAAAAAAGCTTTTTGCAAAGATAATTGGGGTAAATTATCCTAATAAGAGGGTGTTCGGAAAGTAGTCGCTTTAGAGTGGCAACATTGCAATGATCTCCGTGTTGATGAGTTAAGAATACATATTTAACTCGGTCAACCACTTTACACTCAACAAGTTTGCTAAACGGCACTCCGCAGTCAATCAAGACCTGACCGTCAAGAAGAACTGCGTTGCCCTTAGAGCCTGTACTGATTATCTCAACATCAATCATCTCACTCTGCAAGATCATCGATTGAGAATGCTTCATCGGAATCAATCTGCTGTTCAGATGATTCCGGTAATGGGGCATCTGACGGTACATCTGCGTCAATCATTGTATTCGTTTCATAATCGGGAGTACCGTCGGCATTGATTATATGATTGTCAGCTTCATACGCTGTCTGCATTTCAACACTCATAACGCCCCATTTGCTGATAAGCTGTCTGAGCATTGTCTTTTTTGCCATAGCATCAAAATCCTTTGCCCAAAAAGTGTAACTTGTACCCTTATTGACATCGCTTGCATATCCGGCTGAATACTTTAATGCGTGCTGTTTCATCTTATCCTTACTCCAGTAAAGAGCCTTTTCAAAGCCATTTACATAGCGAAAATAAGCATAGTATCCGATAGTTTCGGCAGATTCACGCTCTGTTTCATCTTCAATCATTTTAATTGCTATTTCCTCGGTGAGTGGGTCCCAGTTAAGTAGTTCGCCCTCTTTTACTTCTACAACATTAAGTCTTTTATACTGACCACTACGAATAGCGAGCTGTATGTATCCACGATAGCCAAGAACAAATGTAGCTGTTGTACGCTTATTCTTTCTGTCCTTAAACGGGACCATATAATACTGACCGAGCTGTGGTGACGGAGGAAGTCCGAGAGAGTGACCGCAAAGAGCCGCCGAAAGAATTGTAGCTGCATCGCATTCTTCGAGTGCAGGATTTGTACTCACCACAGATGTGATAGCCGCCGTAAATTTCTGAATTTCCTTCGGGTCTTTCATTGAGTTTGAAAGACTTTTCTGAAAAGCCTGTGTCTGGAGCATTGACGAAAACTTCGGCTTTCTCTGCTGAATCTGATTGTTTTGATTATTATAATTACTCATAGCGTAATCCCCTTTCGTTGATTAACTGCTTAACAGTGAGTGCAAAATCTTTAAGCTGTGATTTTGTACCGTAAACCTTGAATGACAATGACAGAACTTTTTCATCTTGCTGTGGCTGTTCTGATATTTCTTCAACCGGAGGAGCAACTTCTTCAGGCACATTTGCAACAAACGATTCATATTCGTCAAGAGTGTTGCTCACAGCCTGCTCGGCTTTTTCACGCTCTGCTCTTTCGGCTTCTGCCCTTGCTTTTTCTTCTTCAATAGCCTTGTACCTCTCGGTTACGGAAGTTATTGCAACCGATACATTCAAAGACCGCTTATACTCGTACAGGATTTCGTCCTTGTGCTCCTGTGTTGCGATAAGCTTTAAGTCATCCATAATCTTGTCAAGGTTAGATTTTATAGTTTCTTTAAGCTTTTTGAGAGATACGCTCATAGTAATGTTTAAACTAACTTGCTCATATGCCACAAAATCAATACCGAGTGATTTTGAATACTCATCAAAATAGCTTTTTGATTTTTCGTACTTTTCCTGTTTAAGACCCTGCTCAATGGTGTCAACCTTACCTTTAAGGGCGGAATCAGCTTTCTTATAAGGCAATAACACGCAATCTTTGTAAACTGTTTCAAAAGCCTCATAAGGTGTTATTATTTCCGATTTAACCGCTTTTCGGCGAGTTTCAAATTCCGCAAATTCCTTATTGAGCGATGAACGCAACTTCTTGATTTCCTTGTAGTTTTCGTCTGTACATATCATTTCGCAGGCAGTGTTTACCTTTTTCTCAATTTCAGATTTAACCAGCTTGAGATTCTCGATAATGACAGGAATCTGAGCTACCTGAATTAAATCGGTTGAATCAGGTTCTACATCATTAACTGTTGACAGATTTTTTACTTCTTCCATATCAGCAGTTTCAAGCAAATTAACGGGTTCTGTAATTTTGGTCATTTTATGTTACCTCCTTAATCTATTGACCATTCTTCCTCGGTAATGCCGTGAAAAAGTTCGGCACATTCACGAGAACAGAAAATATCATCATTTGTATCTCTGAAATATGTATAATCATATCTGAGTTCTGCGTTGCACGCTCTGCAATGCCCCATTACCAGTACTTGCGGTGCGTTTGGGCACATCGGATTACACGGAGTGTTTCTGCATACTTCGCACATTTTAATATCTCCTAACTATTGATTTTTCGATTCAATATGATATAATGAGCTTGTTTAAATTTCTTTTTGTTTAATCCCGTGTTGCTGTTCCTAAGCAATGCGGGATTTCTCTTTGCCTGCAAGTTGCATTTCAAACAACGCCTTTGATACTCTTTCAGCTCTGAGTTCTTCCCTGATAAGCTGTTCAAGGTAATAATCCTCAAGGCGTTCACCGTTTGCATCACCAAATCGGCTGATAATAACCGCCAACTTGTTCTTAGCGTGTGCCTTAGCAATTTCAAACTCAGATTCAGTGCATATGTATCCGTTTGAGGATATAAAATCAGTGTAATTCAAAATATTTTCCCACCTTTATATTTGATAAACATTTTGCTAAGGTCCGCAAAATGTTCTTTTCATCAAACAACCTTGTAGTCTTTGGCATTTTCAACCCCCACACATTCAAAACCGATTGTTTCGGGGTCCGATGATTCGTAGGCTTTGAGCTTTCGGGCAAGTTCTGCGTTTTTCGCTCTTTCGGCAACATATAAGGCTGTCACTTTGTCAAGCTTTGCCTTTGTTTTTTCGAGGTGGCTGTTCGCAATGTCACGCTCCTGCTCGGTGCTTGCAAGACTTTTTTGCGTGTATTTAAGCTGGTCTTTGCTGTCACGGTACTTTTTTCTAAGCGACCTTTTTGTTTCTAAATCTTTAAATGCCATTTTTAATGCTCCTTTATGTATTGTCTGATTTCTTCCTTATCAAATCGCCAAAGCTTTCCGATTTTGTGGGCAGGAAGAATGCCCCTTTGTGCAAGCCGTGTTGTGTAATCAACATTAAGTGCAAGCAACCGTGCCACATACGGCACATCAATTATCACCGGCACTTCATCCCAATTGATGATAGGTCTTTCTCTCGGCATATGTACACCTCCTTAATTTTCGTTGGTAATTTTGTCTGAAACGATTTCGACTGATTCAACATCAGCAACGCTGAGAGCCAGCTTGAGCAGTACAACCTCGCCGACCGTTCGTGTTATCTGATAGCTTGTAACATACGGAATTTCTGTTCCGTCAATTTCAAGAAGAAACTTGTCCTTTGTGTCAATAAGTTTAAGTTTTGCCATTTTCTCACCTGCTTTCTGTTTTACCTATCTTGATTTCTACACCCAAAGCCGTTAAGAGCCTGTCGGCATTTTCAAGAGAAATACTCTTCTTTCCTTTCTCCCAATACTGAATAGCTCTTTTAGTAAAGCCTGATTTCTTAGCAAGCTCGCTTTGCGAAAAACCTTTCTGTTTTCTGCTTTTAAGCAAGATTTCAGCAAATTCATTGATGTGCATTGATTTCACAGTCCTTTTGTGTTATACTATATTTAGTGGTGAACCCCAATTCACTAACTATATACAGAAAGCGAGGTGAAATTAATATGAATCATTCATCACTTAAGAAAAGTTTAATAATAGCTATGTCTTGTATCCCGGAAGTTGAAGGTTTAGAAGAAAACAACTTGATATTAACAACTTCTGCCGGAATCATTTCAGGTAAAGTGCCGTCTGAGCAGGAAATAGACGATGAAAAATCTTTGTACAGTGTTTTCTATAAGATTTGCGATAATACTAAAGAAGAATACTTTAAAAATATTTCTTCTACAGGTTCTAAACCTGTAATTGTTGGTAATGATGGTTACATAATCTTAAAAGATGTAAAAATAAGGTCAACATCGTCCAATACAATTACTCATATGCCTTTTATGGTTGTATTCTATGACCAAATCATCGGCGTTACTATTGGAAATATTAACTGATGTTACTTTTGTTTGCTGACTTTGTACTTGCAATACAAGGTCAGCAATTTCTTTTGATGTACCTTTTACTGTTATTTCCACTATATCACTCCATTCCTACGCTGTTTTCTGCTGTTCAGCAAAGTCCGTTTAATGGGACTGCGATTGTGGTATTATTGATTGTGTTGCAAATATTTTTTGCGAATGTTATAATCGAGCAAAGGAGCTGATTATATGTGGGTAATAATTAGTGGTATTTTAGGCATTGCAGGCTTTTTAATATCTTTAATAAACCTGATTAACTATTTTGTTTCGCACAAAGTGAATTTGGAAATCACAATGCTTGAATACGCATACAAATTAGGCGTGCAGGGAAAGAAAAGACTTTTCATTCATTATAAACTTAACAATAAATCGCAACTGCCTATTTCTGTTACCGACATTCAATTAGTTCTGAACGGCATAGAGTACACCGAAGATTACAACACCCACGAAGTTAATTCTTATCATCACAAGGCAAAAGGTGTTGATGAGTATGTTCCGACATACAATGAACATCTGCCTATCAATCTTGAGTGCCTACATTCTCATTCGGGTTACCTCGTTTTTGTAATTCCTGAAGATAATTCTCCAAATCTCGATAAAGGTCTGACTTTTCAAATTCGCACCAATCGGAATAAGGAAGTACAAAAGAAAGTGTCATTGAATGAGGTGGTAACGCTCCGCTCCACTCTACCTTATCAAAAGTATAAAAATCTTTTTCTAAAGGATAAGGCGGAACATAAGGTGCACTGACAGTTTTGGTGACTGTTGGTGCTTTTTCTATGTTGAATAAATTATTAAAAAATCCCATTTTCTCACCCCCTTAGTTTTGGTTGGATTGCAGTTTCCTTTAAGAAACTACATCAGCAAAAAAAATAGACATAATCTTATCTGAATTAAGTCCGAGAATTTTTGCAAGCTGTGCGATTTCTTCCTGCTTGAAACAAGTGACACCATTTATCCTTGTATAAAGTGTCTTTTTATCAATTCCCATTTTTTCAGCAAGTTTTGGAATTGTAAAATTGTTTCTTGCAATTTCAGCTTTAAGATCACTTGTATTCACTTTCTATCACCTCGTTTCCTTTAGGACACTTAAATTATATACTGCTTTCAGTCCTTTGTCAACCACTTTAGGAAACTTTTTTATATTTTTTCGGTTTAGTAGTTGCTTTTTTGAAACTTTGTGTTAAAATATAGTTACAGACCTCTTATAAGGAGAGACAAAAATGGATATAGGAAAAATGATTAACCAAAGAAGAACTGAATTAAAACTAACTCTTGAACAGGTAGGGCAAGCAGTTGGTGTCGGCAAGAGTACCGTCAAAAAATGGGAAGACGGTTATATATCTAATATGAGAAGAGATAAAATAGCTTTATTAGCCAAAGTCTTAAAAATGAACCCTGTTTCTTTTATTACTGGTGAATTTAAAGAAGAAGAAGAACAAGCAATTCCACTTCCACAAACAAATGTATTTATGCGACCTGTATATGACAGCATTTCGGCAGGGTTCGGAGTGATAGCTCAGGATGTGCCTGTTGACTATATGCCTACATACATCACTTGCCCCTCAGAACAGGATAAATATATATGGATAAATGTTCACGGCGATTCTATGAGCCCTCTGATTGATGACGGCAGTAAAATCCTTGTTAAAAAACAACCTTCCGTTGACAGCGGTCAGATTGCCGCAGTCCTCGTTGACGATGAAGAGGCTGTTGTTAAAAAGATCCTTTACAACGATAACACCGTTGAGTTGCATTCAGTCAACCCCTACTATCCCCCACGAGTGTTCAAAAATAACGATGTCACCCGTGTTCAAATCCTCGGTCTTGTAAAAGAAGTAAGTAAGGCTTTACAGTAAAATAAATTGTTTTTTCAAAATTTTCTTGAAAAAGCTTGATTTTATTACCTATAAGTAATATTATATTCACAAGGAACATAAAATATGAATGAGATGAACCTAAAAAAGGAACTGAATGAGCGCTTTAAAAACATCAGATTTCACGATGACTTGTTTTCTGATATAAACGATATAATTAAAAAAAGCGGTAACACAGCTTCTTTTCTTAAAAAGTTTATGACCAATCTTAATTTGTTAAATGAATTTAAAGATATGGCACCGTTAAAAAAGTCAAATATTTTTGAAAGTTTAAAAGGCAGCAGTAATTTGTATTCTATGAGAATAAAAATGCAGGCAAACATTAGAATATTATATTCAATAGACAAAAACGGAACGATACTGTTGTATGGCTTTTATGAAAAAGGAGGAAAACGAATAACGGATTACAACAACGCAATACCAATAGCATTGGAACGATATAAGGAGAGTAAAAAATGAAAAACACAAAAACTATGACTGATTTTATTCAAACCTTTGCCGGCAGTTTATCTAAAGCTCAGATTAAGGCTTCTTACATTATTTCTGACATATCATCAAAAATTACAATTGAAAGATGTAACAGAGATATGACACAGAAAGAATTTGCTAAGTTTATGGGCGTTACACAAGGAATGGTTTCAAAATGGGAAAGCGGTGAATATAATTTTACCGTTGAAAGCATTTGCAACATATTAGAAAAGCTGGATTTGGACTGTAATTTTGAAATTTTTAAAGACAATATAATGGACAATATTCAAGATATTAGTTTTGAATTAGATAAGTCAGATGATTCAAAGTTATCAAAAATTGACTTAAAAAATCCTCAAAATTTATTTCTTTTAGAAATGGCAGGTTAATAATTATGGATATAAGAGATTCATTAGCTACATTACAATTATTAAATACAAGGGTGCCTGAATTAACCATAGAAAATGACTTTGTAACTCTTCCGTCAAAAGAAGAAACAGAAACATCCTTGGAATTAGGAGATGTCGGACACGCTATTGAAAAGCGTGACGACGCCTATGTCGGTGTTTTACAACTTAGGATCCATTCAATAACAAAAAGCAAAAAATCAAATAAGAAGATAGAATTTTCAATTGTTGTCGAAGGTATCTTCAAATTCGACGGTGACGACAAGGAAATGTTTGAACAGATGTTGTTCCTTAACGGTAATTCATCTCTGTATTCAATAGCTCGTTCCCATATAATAAATATGACATCTTTATCTTTTGCGTCAGGTCAGATTATATTACCTATGCTTAATTTTGTAAAAATAGCTGAACAGCTCAAACAAGGTGAGGCAAAGGTTTCTGAATAAACTATAAAATAAAAAAAGACCGCCCTGCTCGACTGGTCCTCGAACAGAGCGGAATCATCCACACAGGGTGCAGATGATACGATTACACGCAAGATAATTGTATCACATTCCCTTGTGTTTTTCAAGTAATTTAAAGCACAAGGGATTTTTGCACCCTTTTTTAAGCAAAAGGAGTGTATTACATTATGAAAAAACGAAAAGACGGTCGCTATCAGAAGAACATCTATATCGGTCGGGATGAAAACGGTAAACGAAAGTACAAATCCGTATGCGGCACATCACGAAAAGAGGTTGAAACGCTTGCCGCCGAATTAAAACAAAAACTCGGCAAAGGCATAGACATCTCTTCCGATGATACATACGGCTGTTGGAAAAAACGCTGGCTGTCAGTTCAGAGGTCACTGCAAACACCGCAACAATACAAAACGCTTGAACGGTATCTCAAACATTTTGCAGAACTTGAGCATTGTAAAATCAACAAGCTGACAATTGCCGATTTTCAGGAAATCGTGTTTGACTTAGCCGCTAAGAACCCTACAACAGGCAAACCAACAGCGAAAAAATCGCTGAAAGAGTTCATCGCAACTGCAAGCCGAGTGTTTGAGTACGCTATTGAAAACCGAGCTATCGACTTCAACCCACTGAAATATGTCAAAATATCTAAGAATGCGGCAAAAAAGAAAGAGCGCAGAGCTTTGTCACCCGAAGAGCAAAAGCTAATAATCAACACTCCTCACAGAGGAAGATTGCCGGCAATGATTATGTTGCTTGCAGGACTGCGAAGAGGTGAATGCCTCGGCTTGCAATGGGCTGATATTGACTTGAAACGCAACAAAATAAATGTTCATCAGACTTTGGTTCTTGACGGAAACAATTCTTACATAAAAGCAGGAGCGAAAACAGAAGCAGGTGTCCGCAAGGTTGATATTCCGACCGTTCTGTCAGACTATCTGAAAAGCCTTGCACCCCACTCCCCATTTGATTATGTAGTCACAACCACCAAAGGCAAACTTATGACAAATTCAGCGTGGCGGAGATTGTGGGAGAGTTACATCAATTGCCTAAACCTCGAAGCATTCAATTCACAGCAAGGCAAAATTGTCGGCATTGCTCCACGCAGTAAATACTGCCCCGACGGTATTCCGCAGGTCATAGAACCGTTTACAGCTCATTGTCTTAGACACACCCACGCAACAAATCTTTTCTATTCGGGCTATGATATTCTCTACATTCAACACCAGTTAGGGCATACCAAACCCGAAACCACCTTGAACATTTACACGCATTTAATGCAAGATGATACTGAAGCACCTGCGAAAAAACTTGATGATTTTCTCAATCGTAAAATAAGCTAAAAAATAAATGCAAGGCAAATGTTAGGCAACTGAACTTGAAAAGTCCGATAAACACTAAGCTTTTCACACATTTATTAAGTGGTTTGGGACCAAGATGCCGCAGGTTCAAGTCCTGTCACCTCGACCAAAAAGGTGGTTTTTTAACCGCCTTTTATTTTTTGCCAAAATTACTTAAAACGCCTTAAAAGTGGCTTAAACACTGGGTTTTTGAGATTTCAAAATTCAGTTGAGTAATTTTGAATTAAGTTAAAACAAGATAAAATGCAGTCAAACTTACTGTCATTTTAGTTTGCCTGCCGATTTTCAAGGAAA